AAGATAAAGGTGAAGAAGAAATTGCTAAAGAGTTTGCAGATATTATTATTCGTACATTAGACCTTTATGCAGGAATGGTTGAAGCAGGGTATACTAGAGAGTCACTTGACTATATTTTGAATAAAAAGTCAGACTTTAACAAGACTAGACCAGAAAAACATGGGGTAAGATTTTAATGTCAGTAACAATGGAAGAAGTATTAGCAAAGTTAGATCCACGCATACGTAAGCGTCTTGGAGATGCTACAGATCAAAAGGTTGACTATGCAGCCACCCCCAGTTTTGGTATCAACAAAGCATTAAAAGGTGGTTTACCATATGGTCGTCAGGTTCTTATCTGGGGCTCTAAGTCTTCTGCTAAATCTTCTTTATGCCTTCAGATGATAGGGATAGCACAAAAAGAAGGTAAGGTTTGTGCATGGATTGATGCAGAAATGTCATATGACTCAGAGTGGGCTAAAAAACTTGGGGTAGATTCAACAAAACTTATTTATTCACAGGCAAGAACTATCAATGAGATGGTAGATGTAGGAACTAATCTTATGAATGCTGGTGTTGATATAATTGTTATAGATAGTATTACATCATTGTTACCTGCTATTTATTTTGAAAAGGATACAGATGAACTTAAACAACTTGAGAACACAAAACAAATTGGTGCGGAGTCAAGAGACTTTAGCAATGCTTGGAAAATGCTTAATTATGCTAACAATAAAGTCAAGCCTACTTTGCTTGTGCTTATTTCTCAGTCTCGTAATAACATTAGTGCTATGTATACTAGTCAGCAGCCGTCTGGTGGTCAGGCTACTAAGTTTTATTCCTCTACGGTTATTAAACTTTTTTCTTCCGAATCTGACAATCAAGCAATTAAAGGCAAGATTCAAGTAGGAGACAAATTAATTGAAGAAAAAATTGGTCGCAAAGTTAAATGGGAACTACAATTCTCTAAAACATCTGCTGGTTTCCAAAGCGGTGAATACGATTTTTATTTTAAAGGAGACAACGTTGGCATTGATGGTATCGGTGATCTTGTTGACACTGCTGAACTTGCTGGACTTGTAGAACGTACAGGGGCTTGGTACAAACTTGAAGATGGAACAAAGGTTCAAGGCAGAGAAGGATTCATTAACCGTGTTAGAGAAGATCTTGACCTACAAGAATCTTTTAGAAGTAAGTTGTTGAATGGCTAACGATAAGTTTAAAGTATTTAGCGGTGAATTTCATTGCCAAGTATGTAAAGAACAAGTTAACTCTCTTCGCCTTTGGGTTGAATCTGCTGACTTAACTTGGATGTGTAGCAAAAAACATATATCAAGAGTTCCATTAGTTGTTACAAAGAAGGATTATGAGCGAAAGAAGTGAATCAAAAAGGCTTGGTGCTAAACAGCATAAAAATTCAGGTCGTGGAACCCATAAAGGTGATGCAACTTGGAGAAATTTTACTGTTGACTTTAAGGAATATCCAAAAGGTATTACTATCAATAAAGATATTTGGGCTAAGGCTGTCACTGATGCAATTAAAAATCATAATGATCCAGCAGTATTTATTATTTTAGGCGAAGGTGATTCAAAAGTTCGTCTTGCAGTAATAGAAGTAGATTTACTAGAACAATTAACAGAGGGGGAATAAAATGGCTGAACAAAATGAACCAACAAAAACAACACTAGAGATGGTAAATGGTTTGACTGAGATTGCAGATTATATGCAGGATGAGGAGCTAACTACTGCATTAACATTTATTGCAAAAGTAATTATTAAGCCAGATATTCCTACACAGGTAGCAAGTATTGAGATTGTAAGGTTGCAAGCAATTGCAGCAAAGATGGCTTTTAAGGCTACTTGGATGGCTAACGTAGACAAGAATGATCGTGCAAAGAAGAACATTTATTACACAGCAGCGGAATCTATCAATAACTTAGTGTCAGCACTCAAGTATATAATGCGTTAACCTGCTATACTTATATAAACAAGGGGAATAAAAATAATGACAAAAAGTTTACTAAAGCAGGTTATGTTAAAAGAAACAGAAAAAAGAAATGCAATTACTAAGCAAAATATAATCTTCAATGCTGAAGATATGATAGCTAAAATTAATTCTGGATATACAGTTAGCCGTGGTCCAAAGATGACCACAAAGAAAACTTTTGCTCCATCTACTATTGCATATCAGCATGGTCAATGTCCACGTTATTGGTATTTAGCATTTAATGGTAATGTTTTTGATGATTATACAGACGCCTATGGCGTTGCAAATATGAGTGCTGGAACTATGGGACACGAAAGAATTCAATCAGCAATGCTTGCTGCTGGAGTTGCAGTTCCATATATTAATGATAAAGGTGAAAAAACAACAGAGTTTAAGGTTATTGCAAATGACCCACCAATTTTTGGTTACGGAGACGTAATGTTTAATTGGGAAGGTGAAGAAATTGTTGGTGAAATTAAAACAATGATGAGCGAAGCATTTGAGTACCGAAAGAAAACAAATAAACCAAAGGGTGCACACCTTATTCAATTGCTTATCTATATGAAAATTCTTGGTAAATCAAAAGGTGCTCTTGTTTATGAAAACAAAAATAATCATGATTTGATGATTATTCCTGTTGAAGTTAATGATGGCTATCGCCAATGGATTGATTATGCATTTAATTGGATGCGTGAAGTTCGCAAGGCTTGGGAAGATCAAACACTGCCAACTAAAAATTATCGTAATAACTCAAAGATTTGTAAAACATGTCCAGTAAAAACAGCATGTATTGAGGCAGGAGAAGGAACAATTAAAATTGCTTCTCTGGAGGAATTGAGTGAAACTTTGCAGTAGATGTGATATATATTTCACACCAAAAGTTTCTTATCAGATTTACTGTAGTGAATCTTGTAGAGATGATGCCACAAAAGAAAAGATAGCAGAACGCTATCAGGTAACTCGTAGGCAAAAAAGAATAGGCAAAGTAAGAAAATGCTTGGGTGGTTGTGGAGTTGATCTTTCAATCTACAATGACTCAGGCTTTTGTTCTAATTGTAATATAAGCAAAAAATCAGTTGATAAAATGCTAAGAGAATTAAAAGGATTTATTGAATATGAACAAGACTAAATGGGGTGGGCCAGTGGTTCCAAATAATATTTGTGCAATAGATGCTAGTACAAATAGTCTTGCTTTTGCGTTTTATTCATTTAAAAATCTTGGAACTATTGGTAAGATTAATTTTAATGGAAACAATATTTATGAAAAAGTAGCAGATGCTTGTAAAAAAACAAAAGGTTTATTTGCACAATTTAACATGGTTGATGCTATTGTAATTGAGCATACTGTGTTTATGAATAGTCCTAAGACTGCTGCTGATCTTGCTCTTGTTCAAGGAGCCTTACTTGGTGCAGCAGGACTTTCAGGTATAAATACATTTGGCAAAGTCTCTCCAATTACTTGGCAAAATTATATTGGTAACAAAAAAATATCTAAGGATGAACAGTTTTATATTCGTGCACAATATCCTGGTAAATCTGTATCTTGGTATAAAACATATGAAAGAAATCTTCGCAAAGAAAGAACAATTAAATTTATAAATACTATTTATGATAAAACAATTACTGATAACGATGTGGCAGATGCTTGCGGTATTGGTCATTGGGCAATTAATAATTGGGGTAAGGCTATTGGAGTTGACAAATAGTACTATGACTGGTAAACTGTATACAAGTGAAGTTTGGTTACGTAAGAGGTTTCTTATGGATAAAAAATCTCCACAAGATATTGCAAAAGAATGCGGAACAAGCGTAGAAACCATATATGTTTACCTTGCTAAATTTGGACTAAGGAAGTCAAAGCGATGAATAAGTTTCATAAGTTTATAACATTTCTTGCAGTGGTATGCACTGTTGGACTTACCTATGCAATTTTTACATTAAAAGGAATGCCAGAGGTGTTTGACTGGGAGGATGAAGATGAGTGATAATTTAAATATTACAGTTGATCAAGTTAATCATCCAGCACACTACACAACAGATCCTTCTGGAGTTGAGTGTATTCAAATTACTCGTCATAGAAATTTTAATGTTGGCAATGCATTTAAATACCTTTGGAGAGCAGGACTTAAAGATGAGTCTAAAACTATCCAAGATCTTGAAAAAGCAATTTTTTATATCAAGGATGAAATTAATAGACTAGAAGGAAAATATGTCAACTGAAGAAGATTTAGTTAAACACCTTGATCAAGTAAATCAAGTTGTTTCTGAATATCTAAAAGGTACTGATCCAACAAGAATATCTAAAGAACTTGCAATACCAAGAGTTCGTGTTGTAGAACTTATTAATGAGTGGAAGGTAATGGCTTCTGCTAATGATGCCATTCGTGCCCGTGCAAAAGAAGCACTTGCAGCAATGGATGCACACTACAGTAAACTTATTACAAAATCTTATGAAGTTATTGATGAGGCTTCAATGACTAATAATCTTAGCGCAAAAACTCAAGCAATTAAACTTGTTGTTGATATTGAAAAAGCAAGAATTGATATGCTTCAAAAAGCAGGACTTCTTGAAAACAAAGAACTTGCAGAAGAAATGGTTGAGATTGAAAGGCGTCAAGAAACTCTTGTTGCTATACTTAGAGACATTGCATCAACTCACCCAGACATTCGTGACTTAATTATGCACAGACTTTCTTCTGTTGCAAAAGATGGGGAAGTGATTACAGTTGTCCACGATGTTCAATGATTTTTTTGAGGCACTTAAAAATAATAACTTTGAGGAAATGCCAGTAGATGCAAAGACATTTGTTGAGGGCGAAGCAT